GACTATGATGACAAGGTTATTGCTGAATTAATCAAGAAGCACTTCCCAGACTTTCGCCGTATCATTAATGAGTTACAGCGTTACTCACAGTTTGGTAAGATTGATACTGGTGTCTTGGCACAGATTGGTGATATCTCTATTGCAGAGATTGTTAAATTCATCCGTGATAAAGACTTTGGTTCTATTCGTAAATGGGTTGCTACGAATGATGTTGACTCTAACACCTTGTACCGCAAGCTGTATGAATCGATGTATGATGTAATGAAACCTCAATCTATTCCACAGGCTGTGTTGATTCTGGCTGACTATCAGTACAAGGCTGCATTCGTTGCTGACCAAGAGATCAATACTGTGGCTTGCCTGACCGAAATTATGGTCAACTGTGAGTTCGTATGAGTATTTTGAGTGGTGGAAATTTATTAGGATGGTTCAATTTTGATGACATTTTTAAATTTACCAACAATATTGATTCTGCAATTTATTGTTTTGGTGTGTTTGAAAAAGTACCAGAGAAACATGAACTACCTTACACACTAAAAGAAGTTTTATATGTTGGCCAAACTGGCGGCCAAGAAAAAACTTGGGATAGAAAAAATAAAGATACTGGTCGTGGAAAATTACAAACAACCCTGCATAATAGGATGAAAAGTCATTCTAGCGATAAAATTAAGACTATTAAAAAAGGTCTTAAACCAAACGAAATAGTTTGCGTATATATTATCACACCTAAACAATATATGGAAGATAGAATGATTAAAACTTGGCTTCTACAAAGTGAAAGTGAAATCATCACTAACTATTCTTATATGCATGGCGATGTACCTGATTACAACAAAGCACACAAGAGTAAATCTTCTAACAAAAACCCTAACTCTATATCACAAATAGAAACTCGTAAAATTTTACAAAATAGTTTAGTCAAATTTATATGATATTAGACATATTTAAACCTACATTACAATGGATCAAAGATGACTGGAATTCTAATCGTTTTCGCTTTTGCATTGAGCTGCTTGCTTGGGCTATTAGTATTGGGTGTAGTATTAGTATGGCACTTACCGTCCCCAACCCCCCTTTACTTACGTTGTATCCTATTTGGATCCTTGGTTGCTCCATGTATGCTTGGGCTAGTTATACTAGGAAATCGTTTGGGATGCTTGCTAACTACATGCTATTAGTGACTATTGATTCCGTTGGCCTAATTCGGATGGTTGTAAATTGACCGCTGGCGAACCGGCCGTAAGTTTTGTAAATCTTGTGGATACTAAATACAAGGTTAAGCTCCAAAAAAGTATATTATGAACCCTTTTGATTATGTTAATGCTATCTTGCAAAACAAGAAGCAGATGATTGTTGATGAAATTACTGAAAAAGATTATGCACCATTTTTGGTGAACCGCAGCCTTTCCTATCATAAGGACTGCATCATGTATGCCAATGAGATGAATCGTAGGCACTTCCTTGATAAAAAACTACAAAATGATTTCCTTCTAAATACCGTACGGTCACAGAAAAGACCATTTGCAAAGTGGATTAAAGTTGAAAAAAATGATGATTTGGAATGTATAAAGCAAATCTACAATTTTTCTGACTCCAAGGCTCGTGACGCCTGGCGATTACTCAGCAAAGAACAAATCCAAGAACTAAAAGAAAAAACCGATATAGGTGGATTAAGGAAATGATATGGTTGATTTATCAAAGTTTGTTGAGGTATCACTCAATGAACAGGATGATTTTTTAAAGGTACGTGAAACATTAACTAGGATTGGTGTATCATCTCGTAAAGAGAAGGTTCTTTATCAGTCTTGCCACATTTTACACAAACAAGGCAAGTACTATATCGTTCATTTCAAAGAATTATTTGCGTTGGATGGTAAGCCATCCAATATTTCAGAAAATGATATTCAAAGGCGTAACGCCATTGCTAATTTGTTAGAAGAATGGGGTTTGATTAAAGTGATAAATAAAGATATATTAGTTGACAACATTGCACCATTACATCAGATTAAGATTATATCATTTAAAGAAAAAGACCAATGGGAACTTATTACTAAGTATAACATTGGAAAGAAAACGCCAGAATATTAAAGAACCCACCTTAGGGCTGTTTGATGCTACGGTAACAAGGCGTCCGTGCAATTGAACTGACATACGTTAATTGTCCCTGTATAAAGTAAGCAGGAAGATACGCCTTCGGGGTATCATTTTTTATCAACTCGCTTAATAGGAGAAAAAACTATGACACGCTTTACAACATTATATCCTCAGTTTGTCGGCTTTGACCAACTATTCAATGAACTCGAAAGAATCGTTGAAGTTCCAACACATCCACGCCAAACTACTTTCCCACCACACAACGTACTCAAAGTAGATGACAATCATTATGTCGTTGAAATGGCTGTTGCTGGTTTTGCCAAGAATGAAATCGACATTGAATTGAATGATGGCATTCTTGTTGTGAAAGGTGAAAAGAAAGACAAAGAAGATGCTGAGTATTTGTATCGTGGTATTGCAACACGCTCGTTCACTAAATCTATCCGCTTGGTAGATACTATTGAAGTTCGTGGTGCAGAATTCAAAGATGGCATTCTACGCATTGGTTTGGAGAATGTTATTCCTGAGAATAAGAAACCACGTAAAATTGAAATTGGTAACGGACTAAAGTTACCTAAGGCACAACTGCTTCAAGAAAAAGAAACAGTTTAAACCAAGGGGCTTCGGCCCCTTCTAGGATTATTATGAATATTAATATGATGATACATACTCACAAAGAGTATGCTTTTAATTTTGATTCGAGTTGGGTTAAAGCTTCCTATGCTGGAGGTACTGGTCCATACGAATGGCATCCACCAAGTCCCAATGGTGAATACACTAATGTAAATGGTGGATTGAATACTATCAGTAAGTATCGCCATTATTATTATAAAGTTGATGAGCTTGATTTTCTCAAAGCTTTAGGTCAACAAGCAACCGATTACTACCTTGCAAACAATGATACAGAATCAGAGTATCTTGGTGTAGGTTCATATCGTAGATACTTAGCAATTCAACAAGGTGTTGGTTATGTTGGTGAAAAACTACATGTACCATCTAATGTTGAATCATGTAAGCTATTAACATCTGAGTCTCAAAAAGAAGCCGCATTAAAATACTTAAAATCAGCTGATGTTGTTTGTAGTCGTTATCGTATGATGCACAACTCTATTGAGAATCAATACTTAGAATCACAACTGCCTGAATATTGGAATCTATTCAAAGAAGGCATTCAAGTTGTAAATCCTAGTTATCGTAAACATATGTTGTGGTTTACTGACAATAGTATATGTAACTACGAATGTGTTTATATCTTACCTAGACACCTATTCAAACAACTTGTGAATGAATATTTTGATATCATGGAATTTATTTGGAAGAATTGCTCTGAAACATTTCCTGATAAAAACAAAAAACAATACAACTGTACAGAGATTAACCCATGGAGATATCCTGGTTTCTTAAATGAAAGATTTGTACCATTCTTCTTCTATGCAAACGGCTTGCGTAAGATGGAAGTACCACTGGCGTTTTTAGAATGATGATAACTATTCCTATTATTTCAACAAAGCGTTCCTGTGGTGATTGCACATTATGTTGCGAAGGCTGGCTTGCTAATATTTCCCATGGGTATGAGATGTGGCCTGGCCGAAAATGTCAATTTGTCTCCTTAGAAAAAGGTTGTACAATTTATGACCAGCGTCCCGATAACTGCCAAAAATTTCAATGCCAATGGTTATCTGATGAACGCATTCCAGAATGGATGAAACCCAATAAATCTGGTGTTATTATTAGAGAAAGACAAATAGATGGTGTTAAATTTTTAGAAATTACTGAGGCAGGACAAAAACTTGACTCAGAAATTTTAAGTTGGGCTCTCAACGCAATGAATGGCAAAGTATTTGTTAATTTAAAATATCAAGTTTCTTCTGGTTGGAATTATTTTGGCACCGAAGAATTTTTTAAAATGATTAAAAAGAATTTTGGATGAAACAGAAATTTATTGATGCACACATGAAAGCTGCTGAAGTCTATGCGGAGTTATCTTCCGCTAAACGTCTTCATGTTGGTGCAATTATTGTAAAGAATGACCGCATCATTTCTATTGGTTACAACGGCATGCCTGCTGGTTGGGATAACAACTGCGAAGATATCAAAATAGATAATGATGGCCAATATGAATTGAGAACAAAACCAGAGGTGTTACATGCTGAAACTAATGCTATTGCTAAGTTAGCAAAGAGTAGTGAATCTGGTGAAGGTGCAACAATGTTTATTACACATGCACCTTGTTTAGATTGTGCCAAGTTGGTTTACCAATCTGGCATCAATAGTGTTTATTATAGAAACACATATAAAAATGATGATGGTTTAAAATTTTTAGAAAAATGTAATATTAAGGTTGAAAAATATGAGTGATGTTTTTAGAGATGTGGAAACATTTATGGTTGCCGCAGGCCAAACCACAAAAGAAGATAACCAAGAACAATCTATGTTATATCGTAGGTTAATCAATGAAGAATACCACGAATTCATTGATGCTGTTAGTAAGAATGATGATGTTGAAACTATTGATGCCTGCTTTGATACAATGTGGGT